CCTGCGGCATTACTTACATTAACACTATCAGGACGCAAAGTAGAAATATCAATACCTACACCGCCCCGTCTTTTCATAAGTTGTGTAAGTTGTTGATCTTTTTGCATAATCCCACCGTAACTATCGTGGGGTTGCCCTACTACAAAACAGTTAGATAAACTACCTATTTTAGTTGGATGCCCTAACATAGACATAATACTACCTTGCGGTACTATATATTTAAAGTCTTTAAACAATTGATAAATTCTGCCTTCTGTTAATTTTTCTCTATTTTTACCATAGTTTGACAAAGGGCTATCAGCTCCCTCTGTTTTAAAAACAGTTACTAAATCTGTTTTTTCTTTATGTATATAATTTTGCTCTACTCTAGCAAACTCTGCTGCCATTCTTTTGTGCATGTCATCAGGAGTTTCTTCACCATCTACTTGGTATTTACCTGCCCATACACTTGCAGCTAATTCGTCTCCTTTAAAATAATCTAATTTATTCATATTTTATTTTATTTATTTTTTTTAATTAAAATCCGTTTGTTTTTGTAAATTTTTTAGACAATGGATTAACTTTTTTTATTATAATACTTGAATAACCCTTGTTCATAATATCTTCTCTTTTTAATTTTTGTAATGCTTCTTCATAATCACTAGCATTAACTTGAAAAGTAGTTGTACGAATTCCAGTAATTTCTTCTGTTTGATTTATATAAAATTTTCCCATAATTTATTACATTTCTGCTGTAAATGAACATTCTCCATATTCTAATATACATTGTTGAATTTTTTGTCCTAAAGAATAATCAGCATAATTACTTAATTCTTCATTACTAATTTTTGCTTTTTCTAGCATTTCTTTATTATATGTTTCTGTTTTTTCAAAAAACTTTAAAACTTTGTCATAAGCAGGTTTTAGTTCTGCTAATTCAGATTCTATAGTTTTTAAATTATCTTCAGAAAAATAATAAACTAATTCATAAGGTTGTTCTCCTGTTACACCAAATCTATCTGCTGCATCACTTGATTGCACTGCAAACATAAACTTGCCATCTATATCTCCGCTATAATATCTTCCCATATCCTTGTTTTATTTATTTTATTAATTAATTCTTCAATTGTGTCATTATTTTTTATAGTATAATCCCAATCCTTATAATCATCTAATGCTGTTTCTGATTTATGAGCATTTTTGTCTAGATACCCTAGTCTTAGTAAATCATCTCTTTCTACTCTAATAACAATACCACCTTTATCTTTAATAGCTTTAATCTCATTAGGAAATCTAACATCTGTTATTATCCAGTTAGAACTTTTTGTATACTCAGAAAACAAAGCATTTACCCAAATATTAGGATGAATAATTTCTCTTCCTGCTTCTGTACCTAAAAGTTGTAAAATTTCACGAGGAGTAAGTTTTATAATATAAAAATCTAAATCATTTTTTAATTGTCTATGGTATTTACTATAACTATACAAATTTTGCTCTGAATCTGTAGAGTTAAACAAAGAATCTGTATAATACCACCACTCTTCCCCAAGTTCTTTTTCTTTAAAATCTCTATCTTCTAATTCTTCTCTAGTACAATTTATAAGTAAACAAACAATGTCTTTAAGTTTATCTGCAAACTTTTTAATTTCCCAGTCAAAACCTGTAATATTAGTTCCCTTAACATAATCTTTTATTTGTGTATTAGAATCAATACCTTGTGCTAACATTTGAATAATTTTACCAATAGCATCTTTGCCTGATTTTATTTTTCCACTAATTCCTATAATCATGATATTGTATTTAGTATATTTTTGTTATAAACATAAATTTCTTCTTCTGGTACTGGTATATCCCACACTTCCCACTCTTCTGAAATTGCAACGCCTGTTTTAATTTCTTGAAACTTTCTCATATCTTCATGTTTATTTAATATTTTCCATTCCTCTGTTATAGCACCATCTACACTTTTTTCTTTAAAGAATTTAGTTTTAAACTCTAAAGGAAACTCTGAGTATTTACCTTGTAAAAATAAATCTAATATTGGTAAATGCTCATCAGGTATTTTAAATATTATCATTACGTCACCATGGCCTTCTGTATCATATAAATCAATAAATAATTTATGTTTAGATAGCAAATCTAAATAATCATTAAATTTTGATAGGTCTTGTTCACTATAACTAAAAAGTAAATGTAGACATTTATTATGTCCGTAATTATTTAAATTGTCATCTAAATAACAATTTATTAAACCAAATTTTTTCAATCTACTTATACTAAGTTCTAACATAGGTAACAAAAACCAAAAAGAATTAGTTCGTTTAATTTTATTATTTTTATTTTTTTTAATTTCTTTTAATTTTATCTCTTTAATCATATATTTGTACGTTTATAATTGCCTTGTTTTCAATATATTCCCTGTGCTCTTCATAGCCGTGCTCATCATACCAAATTTTATCTTTAATTAAATCATTCCAACCTTTTTTAAAGTTTCCATTTATCATTCCGCCCTCAGCAGAAAGTTTTATGTCCCCCTCATTAATTATAAAAATACGAGGAGTTCCTATGTATTCATTAATTGTTGTTTCTATGATAAACATAAAATCTAGTACTTTATAGCCATCTTTAATTAGTTTATGAAAGTATTTGTTTATACCCTCTAAATAAATACTAGCTTGGTAATTGTAATTAAACCTATTGATAGATTTTAAGAAAGAGTATGTACTATCTCCAGTAGTTTTAAAATCAATAGGTTGTATTGTTTTATCTTTATGATTTAAAATTACTCTATCAAGTTTGCATTTTATATCTTCTCCAAATTTTACCCAATAAACTTCTAGTTGATCATAAATTTCTTCATCTGCACTAGGCGTTAATTGACAATATTTTTTTGTATAAGTATTTTGTCTTAATGACTCTACTATTCTTTTAGTTGCAATATACTCTGAATTATCTAAGACTATTTTTTTGTCTTTTATATGGAGCATTTCTAAATAACTCCAAAATTCAGGTAAATCAAATTTTTTAATTCTAGCCTCTACATCTTTCATTTTTGAATAAAAATCTATTTCATCCATTACAGTCAAACAGTATTCATTTGTTGCAAAATCTCTAATATCTTTTGCTACAATAGTAGATTCTTCGTACTTACTAAATACTGTATTAGCTAACAATAATACTTTACCAGTTGGAAAATCATCTTTATGAACATAAACTTGTTCTTCAAATGATTTAATTCCTTCTGTTAGTAATATATCTACTGCTGAACCTTTGTCAAAATGTCTGCCAGGTTTACTTTTTGTTTTAAAAGCAGATGGGTGCTTAGCCAATCTAGATAAACTAGAAAAGCTAAGCGCATCCACTTTGTAATAATTATTTTCCATTAAATGTATTATTAATATTTTCTTCTATTTTTGTTAATTCTTCGGCACTCAATAAATTTTCATATTCATGAATCTTAGCAAGTATCTTAATAATATCTTTATACTCAAATGTAACTAAATGATTTTCAGATTTATAACCATTAATCTTATTAAACACGGCTTTTATATAACCGTGTTCAAGACTGTTTGGTGGAAAATTCTTTATTAAATTTTCATTCATTTTTCTAAATTGTACATCAGGTTTAATTCTACTTTTTTCATACCCACATTTTGCTTGTATCAAATACGGAAGCCCCCATAAATCAAATCCACTATCATCGTATAATCTTGATGCTTGCCTACTTGTTTTACAATAGCTGTAGCCCATATTTCTAAAAGTTTTTGCTAACTCCCTTTCATAATTATTGCCTTTATTGCGATTTGTTTTGCCATAATTTTTCTTTTTCATTATATAAATAATTTTCTAAATTTTTCTTCTTCATATGTAAATTGTGCATCTTTTATTAAAAAAGAAGCATCTGCATACCCACCTCTAGAAAATATTTCCATAAATAAATTAGTTCTATGTCTAACATATCCACTTAAAAGATTTGCTACTTCTGTGCCATAATCAGTTTCTTTATATACACTAAAAATATCAGATAATGATATTTTATTTTTACTTAGAATAAAATTAGTATGTTTTTTTGTATATTTCACCATTGCACTACATATAAGTAACCATAAAAGTATTTTCTCATAGTTTAATGTAGGCTCATGTAATCTAAATTCTATAGTCTGCCCATCAGTCATAAATGGTAACATATTTACCCAAAAATATCTACTTTTTTTATTCCATTTATTTGCACCATCATTATGATTAGGTGGTACTACAAAATTCATAACTTGTTGAAATTGCTCATCTATACTCTGCTCTATCCCACTATACAGCCCTAAGCCACGTAATGGTTTACAGTGGTCTTTTGCAACGCCATCATTTTTAGAAGCAAAGTAAGTCTCGTCTCTTTTATAAGGAGGCACAAAGTCAAACATTTCTTGTTGTAAATGATATGATAGCATATAAAATGCTACTGTTTCTGCTTTAGAGAAATTAAAATTACCAATATGCAAATGCATTGAGCAAAACTTATTGATTTCGCAATTTCTAATCGCAGTATTTGATAAATCTTGCAATGCTTTAATACCTACTTCATTTACAAACGGAATGCTTGTAAATTCGTAACCACTAATTGAACCATCTTTTAATGGAATAAATCCTGTTTCCCAGACACTTCTTTCTGGTACAACACCAGAAGAAGTTTCTAATTCTACACCAAATGACAGTGGAGATATTAAATTATAAATTTTTTTATGCTTATTTGTTAATTTAGGAACAACTGCATCAGTTACTGACTTTATAATATTACTAATTGTACTAGAACTGTGATCGTTTAAAGAATAACAATACCCGTATTTGTTTAAAAAGTTAGTACTAGTATTATTCTCTTGCAGAAAAAAATGTAAATAATCTTCTTCTACTTTATCTAAAATTTTATAAGAAACAAAATTATTTTGCTCTTTTCCATAATAGTAAGAAGAACCTAATTTTTCTGCAATTTTACTATTTTGTACCTTCATTTTTATTACTTTATGAGGGTAGGTTTCCAGGGTAATAAACCCTTTTACTCCTATAAGCTCATCTTCTCCAATAAATAAAAATATAGTATACTTTTCAGTTTTTTCTTCAAAATATCCAACTACGGGTTGCCCAACTTCATTAATTTTTATAATACCTTTTTGCAATCTATGTGCAGTATTAATGTGTTGGTATTTTTCTGTAGTTGAGTTATAAATAATATTAGGGTCAGTAATAGAAACCCACTCTCCTTTGCCTTTGGCATAATTAATAGTTTTATACGTTGCGTTACTTATAAAAATGTGATTTTCTTTTGTCATTATATTATTATTTTATGTATTCATAATTGTTATAAAATGCTAAACAAGAATTTAATTTTTCGTATTCTAGTTTTGCTTCTTCTGTAAATTCTTGCTGATTATGATATTCGGTATCCATATCAGCTAGTATTTGAAATGCTTGATCAACTTGATCAATAAACTCTAAACTTAGTTGTTCAGAATAATCTGAAACAGTATTTTCAAGTTCAAATTCAAGTTGCTTTTCATTTGCTTGAGTTATTATTTTTTCTCTTTCTTCTTCTTTTTTGTTTAATTCAGATATAGTCTTACTTTGTAAATCTGTAAAACTTTCTAAATAACCTTCTTTACAAGAAAATGAAAGATTTACTAATTTACAAGTAATCAACCCTTCTGCTAAATTTGCGTATTCATTATATATTACTTTTTTCTGACCATACGGAGATATAAAATAATTTTCAAAATAGAAAGCCTTATCTTCATCTGCTATATTGTAAAAAGAATGATCATTGAATAACTTAACAAATTGACTAAAAGTAGTAAAATTTGTAGAAAGTAAATTCCCTCTATAAAAAGCATAATATCCCATTTTCTCGCCATGAAAATCTTCTCCCCATTGTCTGTAATTATGAGAAGTTAAATCATCTGTTATAATTGTTTCTAAAGTATCTTTATCTATAAAATATATACCATGTGCTTTATTTCCATTAATGTGATAGAATAGATTATGTATATATAATCTGTGCTGTCCTGGATTTTTGCAATCTTGTAATTGATACTTCAAACCTTGTTTTGTTTTTTTTACTTTTTTTTCAGGTTTTGCTTCAATTGCTTTAGAAACAGGTTTGTCTTTTTTAAAAAACTTACTATACTTATCATAATAACTTTCTTGCCAATAGGAACTATATCCTCCCCAACCATAATTACCATAATTTGCAGGTACTTTTTGTACTTTTTCCTCTTTTGTAATCTTTATTGAAGAAACAAATTTACCATCTTGTAATGTTACTAACTTATTTACAGGTACTTCTTCAATTACTAAATTTGGGTACTCTGCTTGCAAAATTTTAAACGGTTCTTCCATAGACGATAGATATACAAAAGTATTTTTTTTATCTTTCATATAATACAAAGGACGTTCTTCTAAACCTGCATTACTACCACCTTTAAAAATAAATAATTCATTTACTTTTTTAGGGTTATAAAACATTAACGCTGCTCCACCATCATAAGTTTCCAAAACCTCAGTTGTTTTATTTAAAGTTAAACTTAACAAATAAAAAATCTTTTCAGAGTCTGTACCCATTTTATTTAGTTCTGTCTTATCTACTTTAAAACCTTTAGTTGTTAATGATTCTACAATTTCATCTACATTTCTAATTGTGCCATTGTGTACACCAATAAGCCGTTCACTAACCTTAAAAGGATGTGTATTAGCTACTGATTTATTTCCTACAGATGCTTTTCTAGTATGCATTATGATTGTATTATTTTTACCTAAGTACTTAATATTTTCTTTTTGAAAATACTCTGAAAACGTACTAGGAGTAATACTTTTATACACTGTACCATTAGTGCTGTAGCCTATTCCTTGTCCACCTCTACTATCGTTGTAAAGACTTATTAATTTTAACCAAAGTAAATTTGGTTTATTTTTTCCATTATATCCTATTATTCCACACATTTTATCTATTTACCCAGTCTCCTGATTTAATTAAATTTTCTTTTCCTACTGCTCCATTATATACATATAATTTAGCATTCTGATTATTAATACTTATATTAGAAACACCATATCCTGCTGCTTTTTCCATTAAATCTATACTTTTTCCTATTTTCCAATTATTTATTTGAAATAAATCTACTGTAATAACATTATCTTTATTATTACTTTTTTTTATTCCAGGATAAGATCCTAGAGAGTATAGTTTATACCCAGGAATTTGTAATGTTTTAATATAAGTTAAACCATTTTTAAAATAATTATAGTTATATTCTCCTTTTCGTAATGATCCGTAAAATAAAACTAAGTTTTTTTGTTTTTTCATTTTAAACTTTTTCTGTTAGTAAAATTGGCATAGTAATATTATATTTTTGAATAATTGCTTCAGCTAGTTCTACATTTGATTCATTGATACACTGTTGCACTTCTTCTGCATCAGGGAAAGTAAATTCCATATTATTATTTGCAAACTCTAACATATTATGCACTTGATTAAAAGCCCACTTTCTAAGTTTGTCATTCTTTAACCAAAAATTTGATAAAGTTCTATACTCAAATCCGTAATTTTTAAATCTGCAACAACCTGCTTTGCCATACATAGTTCTTCTTTTAACATCAGAGTCTATTAATACAGATGGAACACCTAAAAAATAATCCATTAGTCTTATATAAAACTCACTTTGTTTTAAATTAGAATTTTCATAACCTACGTGTATGTGACCGCCGCAACTTCTTAGATTTTCTTCTGGATTTGGAGGTGTATTTGTACTTCTTGTCCATGCTGAAAAGTCAGGCTCACAACCAAATTCTTTTGCTTTCTGACTAAGTAATTTATCTGCTAAAAATGTTTTTGACGCACTTACATCTACTGAAATATATTCTGGAGTATTTTCTTCAATGTAATTTAGCATTTTGCTGTGCGCAGATGAAAATTCTTGTGCAGTTGCAGTTGGTGGAATATTATACTCTACCATCACATTGTCACATAAAATTTGAAATCCATCTCCTAGATCTACAGGTTTATTTTTAGAACCTGTAAAATATTCTTCTGATGGTATTCCCGTACCATTTTCATTTACTAAAAATAATTCTGGATCTGCTCCAATTGTTACTGTATTTTTATTTATTTTTTGCATTTTTTTTATTTTGTGTTCTTAAAAAATTTACAAATCCACTATCATTGTGAATTGTATTATTTGTAAAATGTGAATATTTACTTTGTTTTAAATTAGTAAGTTCTTTGTTTAATAATAAATAAGACTTATCTTGACTTGAATAAGTTAGAGCATTGTCTGCTAAATTTTCTATATATTCTTCAATAGTAAGATAATCCCCATTATAACCTAATGATGCTCTACATAAATACATAATTATTGATGCAATTGCAGGATATTTAAATCTTCGTACTGGATATTTTATAAAAATATTATCATCTATAAAATCAATACTTAACGGTGCAAAATTAGGATCAACTTCGTCAAAAAAAAAGTTTAACATCTATAAATATATCTGATAAATCTACTAAACTTTCTAAATCATATTTTTCATGTTTTCTCATTACAATATAGATATTTTTCTTATTTTTTAATCTTTTATTTTCATGTTTATCCCAATAAAAACCATATTGAAAAATAGATTTTTTTGAATGAAAAAAACTAAAAAATAAATCTTGAAAATAATCTTTACAATGTACAAATCCTGTAATAGCATTTCCAGCCATATCTACAAGTGCTAATTGTACATTATTATGAGATGCCTCATTCAAATCTTCGTATTGAAATAAATCACTAGTTAATTTTCTTTTATTCTTCATTTTCATTTTCTTTTTTTAATTGATAATTTTTCCAAATTAAAGAACTACCTTTTTTAAATTTAGTGTAGTCCCAGTGTTCTTTTCTTGTTTCTGATGTAAATAACCAATCCCAGTACATACACCATCTTTTAGCTACGTAAGGCGAAGTATTTAATGTTGGAGCTGTATTAACTTCTAATACATAAGCTACGCCATCTTTAAGCATAACATCTACTCCACCCATATCTAATCCTACTGCTTTTACAGCTTTAATTGCTTCTAGCAACACGCAATGTAATTTTTGAGTATCTACTTCACCCCAATTAATATATTCAAATGGGTCTACATCGTTTTGTGCTCTGTTCCATGCAATGCCACCATCTTGAGGTTTTATTTTTTCAAGTATGGCTAATGCTTTTGAATGACCAACGTGTACTCTAAATTCTCTATCCTTGTCTATAAAGTTAGAGTAATAAAAAGTTTGTGGATTAAAATGATTATTAAACTCTGCAATTGTATTTAATACAATAAAGTTTTTACCTTTACTGTGTATAAATGGTCTTGCAATAATTGGTAAATCATTAGTTACTACATTAGTTTTTGTAACTAACTTGGGGCAACTAACATTCTTTTCTATAAATAATTCTCTAGAAAGTTTTTTATCAGTTGCATTTTTTATTGCAGTACAAGAATTATATACTACAGTTTTATTATTAGTTAACATTTGTTGTGTTGTTCCCCATCTAACTACTACAGATTCTTCAGCATTAAACTCATTAATGCCTTTTTTATTTAATGTTCTGTTTTCATATAAATAAGGTATTTCTTCTGTCACTTTTTTATAAAGCGTTTTTTTATCAGTAAACATTCTAAAATAACTTTTGCCACTTTTTAGTTTTCTCTTTTGAACTAAAGTTGAATCGTTATCTACCAACCCAGAACTAAATGCTAGTTTTGTACTTGGTCTGCCATGTTTACCTGTTAATATTATTTTATCTTTAATCATTGTTTAAACAGTTATTTTGTTAGAAAAAGAAACAGCTTTTGTTGCTTCTACATTTTTTTGACTAAATATATTTTCGTTATTTAAAAAATCAGTTAATAAGTTTTGAAAATATTTAATACTATTATCATCAACAATATTATTTCTTTCAAACTGCCACTCTGGATGAGATTGAATACCCAATGCGTCAATTTTATTAAAATATATTATTTCAGAATCATATGGTATTTTTTTAGTAAAATCTCCATTAAAATTATAAATACCACTCATTGGTTCTGTATATCCAATAGTTAGATAATCAGAATCTGGTAAATTAAATGGATACATCATTTGGTGATGTGAAGATGTTACATTGATTTCTTTATCATTGTTAATTACTTTAATTGTATGCAAAGAAGGATGATGCATGTCTTGAATTAGTTTTCCACCTGCTGCTACACAAAGAAATTGTGCACCTCTGCATATTCCTATACATTTTTTATTTAATGTAGATGCTTGTGAAAAAATATCAAACTCTTCTATGTCTCTTTCTGTATTTATACTAGTGTAAGGTTCTTTATTATGCCCATAGTACATAGGAGTAACATCGCTACCGCCTGTAAACATAACTAAATCTGCTTCTTCTACTGTATAAGTAATTGTAAATCCTAAAGGTAATATCCAATTTGCATAATGGTCATTATTACCTGCTATATATATTTTTTTCATTTTATTTTATTTTAATTTTAGTTAATATTAAAGGTGTCCTCCTTCTCCTCGCTCGTTTTCGTATCTCCATTCGCTATCTGTCTCCGCATCATCCATACCTTTGAAATCGTAGAGACCCGTGCCGTGTACATACTCCGCCTTGCTCATTGCTTTATCTATTTTATCTGAATATAAATCTTCATTCTCAAGTAAATAATTTTGAAGATTAGCATACTTGCCATTGTCAAGTTTCCAATGCTCAAAATCATCATTGTCTATTTCTATTTCTACCTCAGCAAATTTGTGGTAGACACTGCGGTTTTGAATTCTTACTTTCATTTCATTTTATTTTTTATTAAAAAATTGTATCGTACCAAACAATTTGTGCACCTGCACCATTATTTTTTTTTAGTATTTCATTTGCTTTACTAAAATTATTACATCCAAACCAAGCATCTCCCCCTTTTTCTGGGTCTCCTGCTTTTAAAACATAATGTAATTTTGTATCTATTAAATTTTCAAATTGTTCTCCATGTTTTCCCCAAAGCATAAAAATAATTCCTGAATTATATTCATTTATTTTATTAATAACTTCTTTTACAAAAAGAATCCACAAGTCCCTATGTGCGTTTCTATATCCTTCAACACAAGTTAAAGACGAATTAAGTAATAACACACCTTGCTCAGCAAGATCAGATAATTGTGTATTTCTCTCAGGAAAACCTGCACCGTCATTCATATCGTTATCCATTTCTTGGATAATATTTATAATTTCTGGTAATGTTGCTATTTCAACTGGATTAGTGTTATTGTAACTATATGCCAAGCCATCTGCCACTGGTTTATTTTTTGATAAAATATCATAAGGCGTTTTCCCTATAATTACTACTTTTAATTCTTCCCAAGGAGTTAATTTAAAAGATTTAAATAGATTTTTAGATTCTGGTAAAATTCTTCTTTTTTCTTTTGCTAATTGTTTTTTAATGTTTGTAAAATTTTCACTCCATAAAAAAGATTCTAATTTATTATACCAGCCTTTTCCTAATTTTTCTATTAGTTTTGTTTCTCTTTTCATAACACAAATCTTTTTAATTCTGCTAAACTATATTTACTTACAAATTCAAAAGCATCTTTTGCTTCTCTTTCTATAGGAATATAAATATAAGGTATGCCGTGCATAAACTCATACTCTATCATTGCTTTTATACCTGCTTCATCGTTGTCAAACATTACTATAATGTTATTAAATCTTTCATAAAGACCATCTATAACTTCTTCTTTTAAAACAATATTTTCTGATTGAGGAGCTATTGCAGGTATACCCATTTCATAAAAAACTACTACGTCTTTTAATGATTTAGTTATAAATAAAATATCTCCCTTCTCTGGTAATTGTTCCCAGCCTTGTATACTATTTCCAGAACAATTGTTAATCCATTTTTTTCTTTTGTTTTTTTCTAAAGGTCTATAGCCTTTTATTTTGCCATCAATTTCCCAAGAATATATTGGATTATTATCTGTGTATTCCCATATTTTTACAAAATTAAAATAAATTTTCTTTGTTGAAAATATATTAAAATGTTGTAAAGTTGTTTTTTTAACAGAACCTTGTTGCCAATATTTTTTATCTGCTTCATTAAATCTTTGTACTATTCTTTGTATGTATGCTCCTTTTTTTAGTATCTTTTGTTGATACTTTGGATATATAATTCTATTAGCAGACGGTTTAACACTTGAATTATGTTTTATTCCTAAATTCATTGAATTGTTTATGTCAGCTAGCGCTTCTAAGAACGTCATATTATGCATAATTTGAACAAATTTAAATACATCACCAGCTCCTGAAGAAGTAGGGTCACCAAAGTCGTTCCACAATAGTTTATTATTACGTGCATAAATACCAAATGATGGAGTACTATCTTTTCCTGCTCTATGAGGCAAAGGAGAACAAAACAAAGTCCCTACCGAGTACTCAAATCCTAAATAATGTCTATAAATTTCTGCTTCTGATGTCTTTTTTAAAATATTAGAAGTAGTAAGAGATATTAAAACATTCTTAGTTCTGTAATCAGTCTTTTTTTCTTTCATTATCATTGTATTTTTTTTAGAAAAGAAAAAGGGGCTTTCGCCCCTATCTCTATAATTAACACTATATTATTTATATTACTATTAAAAGTCTGTATCGTAACTAGTATCATAACTAGAATCTGTAGTTGACGTAGCTTCAGTTGGTGCAATATCTAATTTTTTAATTAGTTTATCTTTACCAGCTAACATTGAACATCTTTCTTCTAGAGATCCAAAATCGTCTACACTGCCAATTGATCCATAAGGATACAAAGTAGGCTTAACCCAGACATTAGTTTTGCCAGTTTCTTTATCTTCTAAGGCAACTTCTTCGCCGCCAAAGATAAATGAACCTTTAACATTTCTCAATACTTTATTTGCTGCTGTTACATATTCTTCATCGCTTGTAACTGTTTCCATAGCATTATCTAACTCTTCCCTAACTCCTAATTTATCAGCAAATAAAATTACTTTATTAGTAGTATAAGGTCTAGCTTTTTCACTTAACCACAATCGTTCTTGTGCAATTTGACCATTACCAAACTCATGTTCTTGTAGATCTTTTACAGGATCTGTCATAAATGTTATTTTCATACCTTTAGAGCCTGTTCCTGCTACTACATATTCCATGTTTACTATTCTTGCTACTTGTGTAGTTGCTGGTTTAATCCATTTGCTTACTATTGTTGATTCTGTTACTTCTTTACCTCTTGTACTATAATTACTCATTTTTATTAATTTATTTTGATTTTTTAAATTGGTAATCCTCCAATATTTCAATTTATATATTTTTATTTTAGTCTATGTATATTTTATCCCAATGTGATTCTACTTTGTCGCCTTTTTGTTCAGAAAGAAGTATTTCTCCTTCCAAGTGTGCGCATCTGCCGCCACTGACTAACAAATCATTTCCATTTTCAAAATTTACAAAAACATTATTTTTGGTATCTCTTGTAAGTTTACCTATTGCGTCTACTCTTGCAGGTATAATGTTTGCTAATTTACCAGTAAGATTTAATTCTTTAGTGGTAATAAACTCATCATTTGCTGCAGCAGCACCGATATATTTATCTTTAACGTGACAAATAAATATTACGCCTTTCTTTGCAGACATACACATTAAGTCAAAGAACTCTAAAAACCATTCTCTACTGTGCTTGTAGCCGTAACCTTGAGCTATGTCGTGTACTGTTTCAAAATCTGCATCGGTATGTCTTGCAAAAGAACCATCTGTTCTTCTGTTAAACTTTTTACCTTGTGGTTTCTTCATGTAATTAAATGTACCTCCTATCTCTGACCATTCATCAATCTTTGTCAAAGTATCGTAAATAACATAATCATACTGTTGTGTTTCCACTAATTTTTGTACTACTTCACGTAGTTGTTTTGCAGTAGTTAAATCTAACTTAACTGCGTCATTGTAACTAGTTCCGTTTGGTTCTACACTTACTAAAAGGGATTTGCCCTCTTTAGTAAATTCTGTAGTGAACCTAGATGCTAGTGTTGTTTTGCCTATTTTAGGCGGACCATACATAATCATGGTCTTTGGGCTTATTGCCTCTTTCTTTGTAATCTTTGTCGGTAGTTCCAATATTTTTACTTTAATATTTGTTTTCAATTTTATTATAAATTTCTTCCATTGTGGCGGTAAATCTAGAGTTTGGTAACTCTTTAAATTTATTAATTGCACCGTCAAAATATAATCCTAAATTTAAATTAGGACGACCTATTCTGTTCTTTAGTATGATTAGTGACCTAAAATGATCTTTTAGTCTAGTAATATCATATCCTAAATAATTAGTCAATTTATATCTATACGGGGCAAATAAACCAATAACTACTAATGCGTCTCTTTGCGTTAGTTTATTGTCGCCTAAATTATCTAAACTTGGCTCTAGTCTAGCAGCTTTGTAATGTTCTACATTCTCACTAGCAGCGGCTTGTTGTTGTATATTTACAACAGTATATTTCCAATGCTTAGTAATCTGCTTACGACAATAGTCTGCTGACCAGTTCTCCATAGCTTTATGCTTAGAACCTCCATGTCTTTGCTCAGGTTGTAATAAAGAAATATGGTCACTAATTACTATAACGTATTCATTTTCATCATGTTGTTGATAGTGTGAGTATTTCCAATTTCCTTTATTAGTACCTAGTTTTTCATAATCTGAATGAGTAATAAACTTTTTTGCAGACCCGTCTGTTATCTTTAACTGAGTCCAAAAATGAGTACCATTATCATTAGAATATTTTCTACAATATTTATAAATACCATATGGATTTGATACAGAGTCTACTATTTCTATAGAGTCAAATAACTCCATAAAATAATCTTTAGCCTGTTCTACTTTTTCTATAATGTCATCAGAAATTTCTTCATCATACATAGAATTTAGTTGCAATACATCAATTTTAATCTTATGCTTTTCAGCAAGATATGCTACAATTAATGTGTCTATAAATTCTTCTTTTGATTCTTCTAACGCAAAATATAAAATTTTTATCTTTAATCCAGATTCAGGATGACTTTTGATAAAATCATATGGTGTTTTTACAAACATGTACTTTGCTAACTGTGTTTTACCTATACCACTATTGGCTGTAATTAAATAATAAACACCTTTCATTATACCTGGAAGATGCCTACTCAATAATGGAAAATTATCAGAAAATGGAATACAGTTATAACTTCCACTTCTTTTATTTTGTTGTTGTACTTTAATTTTTTGTAATCTTTCTTCAAACATTAATTAATCGAGTTACTATCCCAATTCGAGTTAATTGTATCATCTGTTACATTTTCTAACCACTCTTCCAACAAAGAACCATTATATTGTTTGTATATAAAATAATCTGCTCTACGCATAAATTTTAAATTATCCAAAGAATTAATATATGCTATTGTTGCTTTTGTAATTAAATCAGGCGTAGCTTCAGGATTGTTTCTTATGAATTTCTTCATCTTACTAATGCAATCTGTTATACTACCGCCCACACCATTACGATGTTTTTTGTAATTTTCTCTCCAATAATACAGCCATTCCATATCAGCATCTTTAAACTTTCTAAGATTTAAAGGCTCTGCTGCTACAGTTTCTTTTTGAGGTTCATTGTTTTCAATAGGTTTGTTTATTGTTTCTAATACTCTACTGCCAAGTAAAGTAATTTTTAAATCATTACCATTACGAGAAATAAATTCTCTTCTGATTAATGTTTTAACATCTTTAAATTGTATTCCATTAAATTCCAAGTAGTTTTTAATATCTTTTGATTTATGCAACGTGCATAAAATACCAAATTGATTTGGACTTAATTTAAAATTTTTAAGATGCTCAAATAGTTCATAAATCTGTGAATTCATAATTTTGTTCTACTTTAATTGCTCTCAGTTTGTCATAGGCATTTCTTTTTTTTATATGATTTACTAGTTTACTTTTTAATTTTTTGTTTTTTATTTTTAAAAAATTAATCATAATTATTTATAATTTTTAATTGATGTATAAGTAATATTATTTCTGTCTAATCCTTCAATTGCCTTTTCTACCCATTTTTCATCTTGAGTATTTACACAACTTAATATATATATTTTGGCAGTATGTCCATCACGGATTCTAACTAGCCTACCTATTCTTTGTATTAAGTTTCTTGGATTTGAATTTAATTGTACTACT